GCAGCCGTATGGCGAGGTGTTTGCAGCGCACCACCTTCAGCAACCGGGCGATGGCCTGGGGAGGAAGCGGTCTGCAGCGCTTTGGCCCCCATCACATCCGCTTCTCGCTCTAAGCCCGCATCGTCATTGACCCCTGCCTTGCCTTTCATTTGCAGCGTCGGTTTTACCCGCCCCTGCTTCTGCTGCACCGCATGCCAGGCTTCATGGGGCAGGTGTTGTTCCTGCCCCGGCGCCACATGAATAGCCTTACCCTGGGTGTAAGCATGGGCTTGCTGCTGAGCTGGCTTATGGGAGTTGTAGTGCACGGTGACATCGTCCATGGGGTAGCCGGAGAGCTGTTCGATACCGTTTTTTAGCTTGTCGGGCAGGCCGTTGCCGTGAGCTTTGCGCTGAATCAGGGGGCCTTGTGCTGGCTGCGGTTCTGCCTGGTTGGATAAGCCTTTACACTGCATGACCAACTGGCCCTGGCCGTTCGATGGTAGGGCTTGATTGGCCAAAGCATTACTACGCGGTGCGTCTTTTTCCCCCGCGCCTTGAATAGGTTGATCGGCATGGGCAGTAGGTTTTTGTAAGACGATGTCGTCGCTTTTCAATGTTGTATACATCAGTTCGGCCTATCTAAACGTTAATTCCCACTCATTTCAGAAAATCCTTCACTGCTTGAAAGACGTCACCTTCCTCACGCCAGGTTTCCTCTTTGGGCAGCCGCCACCGCAGACCGTAAAATTGACTGAGCATGACGATGAGACGCTCGTCGGATTGGGTCAGCGGCTCATCAGTTTTTCGAGACGTATTCACGAGGGGCAGAATACTGTCAAGCTCGGCGAAAAGCTGATTCATCCCGTTGACCGATTGCGCCTTGTCCATGTAGGCACCGCCCCAACCGATTTGCACGAACAGCGCTAAGGGACCATACACCAGGTAATAGTGCATGGCGTAGGAGTTGATGCCGTGACCGTCGTGGCCCATCAGCAGGTAGTCATCCACGGGTGATTCGGCTGCCTCTTCGACGAAGGTATGAATGTCGTAAAGCGAGGCGGGCAGGGTCGGGCGGGTGCCATAGGTCCATGGCGCGATGCAGCGAAACTCCGCTTCGAAAACAGTGGGCACCGGGGGAAAGGGCATCCCTTCGTCGGCAAATCGCGCTCTCGCCTCTTGCAGGGGGTTCGTCGGATCGCTCACGATGGTCATTCTCCTTCATTCCTAACGTTGTCATAGAGAGCAATTCGCTTCAAAAGATAGGCTGCAAGCCCTTGAAGCCGTTCAATCGTCTTGGCAATCTCCTCATCGTCAATAAGGCCAAGCAGCGCTTCTTCTACCCACTGGGGGTGGCGAGCGAGATTGATGATTTTGATGGCAAACGCCTTATCTATTGCCAAATCTTTCGGTTGGCGTCCAGGTCCAGGTAACTTGGCTACAACTGCGCCTGTTTTCTGATCAAAACTGACGTTTTTCCCGAAAGCCATGTCGTTATCGATGGCCCACACTTTCGAACCTTTAATAAGTATGTTCCCAAAGTGTCGATCGACCTGACCAGTAATCACGTCCATCAGATAGAGGTTATTCCTCTCTCTATGGTGTTCTGGTTTGAAGTTGCCGAAAAACTCCTGGCCTGGGATGCGAGCGTCCTCTGCACCTTCGATAAACGCCATCACTGACCCAGTGTTATCTCCCTTCTTCGCCCGGTAGGTCGCTGGAATAATTCCAGCGCCCAAAAGTTGGTCGATCCGATAAGCAGCGACGCTACGTCCGGTCTGGTTGGGATTCATTTCAGGAATACCTGCGGGGGCTCCCCTAGTCTCCCCATAGTGCTCATCTTTATCTATTTCGGGCTTAAACACTCCGTGATCTTCATTTTCATTCATAATAACTCTTTCTGTATTGGCGTTTATACCGACTTTTAACCCAGCTTTACTATTCTCAACAGCGGGGAATCTGTCGAGATTAAAAGGCAGATCCACGGATTCCAACCGCGGCGGTCTGTCTTGTGGATATTTTTCTTGATATTCGGCTTGGACACTCGCCAACACGGTTTCAATATTTTCTTTGACCGTTAAGAAAAAATTGCTTTTAGTCTTTGTACGCTGCAAAAAGTCCTTAGTAGTCTTCAGTAGCCTCTCAAGAAAATAAAGTTTAACGACCGGATCTTCGTTCTTTACCGTGAGGCGCCATGGATAATAGCGACGCTCAACGGCCTCGTAAGTTTTTTCGAAGCGTAGACGGTTATCCGGTGACTCATTCGACTTTAAATTATTCAGCTCAGCATTCGACATCAGGTCTGGCCGGTTTGAGTCTACGCTTGGTGGCGCGTTCCGAGGTTGATTGACCGGGCGGTGATGTGGTAGTTGTGGCTGTGGCTGTGGCTGTGGTTGTAGTTGTGGCTGTGGTTGCGGCTGTACGTTATCAAGTCTCAAAACGTCAGCAGGTCTAATAGGCTGGTGGCGGCGATCTTGTGGTCGTGGTCGTGGTTGTAGTTGTGGGCGACGATTACCCTGGTAACGAGGATTATCAGCTCCAGCAAATCTAAGATTGACGTGACCCCCAGGGGGGCGAGTCTGGTGACGCCGCCGACGAAATGGCCGCCACCAGTCAAATTTCTGAATCGTCCCCTGGTCAGAAGCAGCCGTATGGCAAGGCGCCTGCAGCGCACCACCCTCGGCAACCGGACGATGGCCTGCGGAGGAAGGGATCTGCAGCGCTTTGGCCCCCATCACATCCGCTTCTCGCTCTAAGCCCGCATCGTCATTAATCGTACCCATTCCTTTCATTTGCAGTGTCGGCTTTACCCGCCCCTGCTTCTGCTGCACCGCGTGCCAGGCTTCATGGGGTAGATGTTGTTCCTGCCCGGGTGCTACATGGATAGCCGTACCCTGGGTGTAAGCATGGGCTTGCTGCTGAGCTGGCTTATGGGAGTTGTAGTGCACGGTGACATCGTCCATGGGGTAGCCGGAAAGCTGTTCGATACCGGTTTTTAGCTTGTCGGGCAGGCCCGTGCCGTGGGCTTTGCGCTGAATCAGGGGGCCTTGTACTGGCTTCGGTTCTGCCTGGTTGGATAAGCCTTTACACTGCATGACCAACTGGCCTTGGCCTGGGGACGGCAAGGCATGACTCGGCGACCTGGTAAAACCTTCAGTGATTTCCCCGGACAGCAGATCTGAAGTCCGATCAACGTTAGAGCTGCTTTCTCGATGCCTATCGCTGGACTTTTTTTGCAATGAGGCATCGTCTTTTTTCAGTTCCGCGTACATAGGATTACCTTTTTAAACAGTGGATAAAGGTTTTGCTATCGAGCCTCATGGGTCTAGTAGGGGTGCTAGATACCTCGACAGCGTCATCTCATACCAGCAGCCTAAACCCTGCAAACCTGCGCTACAGCACACTGACCCTGATGTAACCGTTCACCCGTCCCAGCCGGCAGGGATTGCCGGAACCCAGTTGCCATGGAGAGTAATAGGCAGGTTGTCACCCGCGTTTGCCGTCCATGCTACTTGATTCTCGCAAGTCCATGGCGAGAATGACGGAAGGGTGAATAGTTACCCGCGACGTACACTCGCCTTTGCCGATGCTGGAAATACGCGGTGTTTGTTAGGCTAAGACTCGCCAATCGTTAGGAACACTACCATCGGTAAGTTGTATCAAAAAAAGGATAGGGGCTTATCCCACCTATTATTGATAAAAACGGCAAAAAGGAAGACCCGACCCTCGTCCTACTTCATACCCTCCATTCTTATCCTTTTGTCGTCTACTTAGAGCGCTTCTTCCCTGTTACCCTTATAAAATGAGCCACTGATTTATGTAGCACAACAGTACCATCGTGAAATGCTTCATCAGGAATATCATCAACTTTTTGTGTATTTTTTCCATCGAATCTCAAAATTTCACCGTAGTGTTCAATTAAAAATACGGTTCTACTTGTCATTAATGAAAAAGCCCTGATTTCTTCCCGTCCTCCCCAGGAACCTGGCTTTCTAATAAAATTGTAATAATCTTCGGCTGTTTTCTTCGTTCTTTGTTGGCCAACGGTATTTGGCAACTGGTTATTTAAAAAGAGATCTGCAGCATTGTCACGAATTAAACCATTATCCTTCTGATAATTAGCTATTTCATTACGTAGTACATTTGCTTCACGCTGCTTTTTGGAGGCCAGAAGTGAAAAAAACAAACAATCGCCCCCGGCACCATAGTCGCCGGTTACCCAATTTTTTTTGTCTGCATATTCCTTTTGTTCGGGAGTATATGACTCGCCTTCGTCCCGCAAAGCTTTTTTAATCGCTATCCGGTCTTCAGTTGAAGTTTCAGCACTCGTCTTTTCAGCATCTTCTGGAGGAATAGTTTTGTGATTGGGATGCGCTTGTTCGGTAAGGCTGGAAATGAAATGACCTCCTCCTTTTATTTCCTTAATCTGAAAATTTTCCAGAATGTCGTTGTCCTTTTTGCTAAGTGCCAATGCTATTTTTTTTATCATTGTAGAGTCGCTAAACGATAAATAATTTTTATCCTTTTCTAGCTCCTCCAACAGATATTTTCGTAATTCTTCACTTATTTCGGATAGCTTAAGGGGTTTTTCAGGTTCGTTAACGGATTTTTCAGGTTCATTAACAAGGGCAGGAAGTATTGTATATGAATTGTTTGTCCTGTTTATCGTAAATTTCGAAAGAACATTCCAATTATTCTTTGATAACGCCTCTCTAATCTCTAATCGATGATTAGGAGCTATAAAAATGTTTTGGCCTTTATCCAAATCGAGCATGTTAGATAATTGCCCTATTTGGTACTGACTCAAGATATCCAAAGGTATGGGCGCAAACTCCCGGATATTTTTAATTTCCCTCAAACCTATCTGTTTTAATTCTTTTATTCTCTCATCTACAAGTTTAAAATCTTTGTCAGAATAAATCCTATTACCTGTTGCGAGATCTTCCTTAAAAATTTGCATTAGGGCAACAAGGCAAAAGGCATATTCATCGATGGTTTCCGTACTTTCTAAGCCAAGCGTAATACGATACCTTCCTCCAATGTCTATAAAGTTGGTCGTAGGAAAACCAAAACTTGCCCTGTTTGTTATTGGTTTTCCTTGGTGTTTTGCCCAAGCTATAAATGTTTTGATAATATAATCTATAGAATTTCCCTTAAAGGCTAGGAAAACCTTAATGGGGTCGTCACTTTTTGAAATGTATGCTTGTTTGGGATCTTGACCAGTTAGTCCGGCTTCATCGAGTTTATCATATAGCCTCTGTGTATTTTTTATAATGGCTTCGCGATAATTGTCTTGATGCTTTGAAGCATGTTTAACCAAATGGGTAAGACCTTGATGTGCCAATCCCGGTACATGGTCGTCCTGTTCCGAAATTCGCTTATTGAATAGATTATAGGATTGTTTATTATTAATGGTGATGGTATAGCCTCCATAATAATTGTCGAGGCCCAACATGTCGAACTTTTGTGCACTGCGGTACAAAACAACATTCAGTTGTCCGGAGGTGATACGTTGCTCGTTAGCTTCTAAAAATAGTTGTATATCTTTCGATCGCAGATAATCAATCGTACAATCTATGGCCACAGTAAATTCGTTTGCAACTCTATTCTCACGATAAAGCATATCCACCTGTTCTATAAGGTTTTCGGCATGGTATTCATCAAGCGTTAAGGAGATATTATGATGGAAATCACAGATGAATATATCGAATTTCCTTTGGGGATCAACCGCTTTTTTCTCACCATCCAAGTCGAAGAATCCCTCATTCATTTGGTTGCCGTCTATTACCGATATGTCGTATGCTTTGGATTTATGTACTAAATTGCCTTTACCAGCCGCCTCGTAATAGTTATCTTTTAAAACCAAAACATTGAGTCGCCCATGTCCCTTTTGTTTTTCTACACCAGCAAGTGTACTGCTTAGCGCATGCATGGCAGATGCCTGATGATGGACTAAGGTGTGCAAGGCTTCTGGTACAGTTGGTCTTGGGGGCTTTGTTTTCTGCTTTCGGGTTTTAGTGGGTTGCTTTATTGTTGGAACTTCTAATGCTTTGGCTGGTTTAGCTTTTTTAGAACCGTTTCTTTGGAATGCGTTATAAATTTTCTTGACAACAACCTTCCCCCTTTTAACTAGGTTTTGCTTTGGCTTTGTTTCGGTAGCTTCGGCAGGTCTATCAGTAGAGGAGGTCTTTATATTTTCTTCCTCGACCCAGTAGTGTTCTGTAATATCGTTTTTAGGTGGTTCGTTAACCGCCTCTTTGATTGCGTCGGAAAATACTGTACCCTGTCTATATGGCTTGGTAATTGCCAGTATTATTTGTATATAATTATGTAATTTATCAATTTGGTTTAAAAACAAGGTCATATTATTTGCAACAAAAATCGCAGAATGCATGGTAACGGTCATTAATGTATAAAGAATTTGCAAAAGGTTAGATATTCCTTTTTCTTCAAAAACCTTATCTATCCCCCCTTTTTTTTCTAACGACAGTTGAAGCCCATTAAGCAAATCTACTGTTGCTTCTGAATATATTTTCACATAGGGAGGTGCGTTTTCTTGCTCGGCTAATTTTCGAAAATTTTCAAAAACCGGCTCCCCTTTAAAATCTTCGAAACTACCGTGAGATTTTATTTCTATTGGAGATTTTTCATTCAATAAATTTTTAGATTCTAATCTATCTTTTATTTGTTCACCGATATTTTTAGGGTCGCTTAAAGAATCATTTTCGTTTTCTTTGTTCTCGCCACTTTTCTTTGCAATGGTAACAGGTATCAGGTTTTTTATTTTAAGTATTTCTTCAATGCCACCAATTCTTATCATGGCTTCCTTGGCACTTATCGGATCTATTTTTGTGCCGGATAGTTTCATTGCGTCAGAAATTTTTTCGCGATTCTTGGTAAGCGATTGAGAAGGATTATTTATTGTATTCGATTGCCTTGCAAACCTTATTAATTTATTAGACTTACCATGTTTTTTTCCTGCATTATTTAAATCCAGCATTATCAATATGTTAACTTTTTCATATTTAGTTAAAACCAGCAACTGGATTTTACGGAATAAATTCTCGATGAGTAATTTTTTGTCCTCCTTGTCCCCTTTAGATTCCCTCTGGATGGTTTCGACTATAATTCTTCTAAAGGAATTCTCAATGTTGGATATGAGAGTTTTGGAATGCGGTTTGGTCATCGACTCCCCCTCTCCGTCTTTACCTTTTCTTTCGTTTTCGTAGTATTGACTTACATCAAAAACAAAATCTACATTTGGAGAATGGCCCTTCTTGATATTAGCGCACAGTCGTTGTATGGAATCTTGAAAAGTATCCAGGCTATCTATGTTCGTTTTAACCTCAGCTATATCGTTGGTTTCAGTTTCTCCTTCCAGTTCTGCATACTGTAAGGGGAAAAACCTTTTCATTACATCTAGGACAAAAGGATCGCTCACCGACTTAATTTTTTCTTTCTCTACGCCTAGCTTATCGGCTATTAACGTATTAAGATCAGCCAATAGCCGAGCGTCACCGCTCCGATAGTATCCATAAGAACTGTCATAAATAGGTGCTGTCTGAAAACCCATGTATTGACTATGCCTGGCCCCCTCGAACGACTCAGCTGGCTTTTTCTCCTTAAAATCCAGTATTTTTCCGTGTGTTTTAGGGGATACTATACTAGCTACCTTAACAAAACTTTGCATGGCTGCGAGAGCTAAATCATTGCGTGTCTCTTTATTTTTATCGTTTGCTTCGAGTGAGTGATAAGCGTCCATTAGAATAGCTAAATTTAGGTACCACTCAAAATTAGATTCATTGTATTTTTTGGGTTTGTAAGATGCCCAATCTCCACGAGGGGCAATAATGTTATACGGATCTACATGAAAAGGAGGTACACGATCGGTAATCCGCAGGTCCTTTAGGTTCTTTTTACGCACAAATCCGCTTTTTCGAATGGGTATTCCTTTCTCATCCTTTGCTTCAACCTCGATTAAGAGCATTTTATTATTCCGATCTACTTCTTTGGCTGAAAGGATTTCTGTACCTTTTGGGATCGTTTCGTTCAATTTTGCAAATTTATGCTTCTCTTTATTCCAAGCGTACCAATGGATTACATTGGAAGATAACCTTTTCCAAGGGATTGTTCTTTTTTTTACGTGTCCTACACTTGTTGAAACCCCGCTCTTACCGGGTTCTCGTTTTGTCTGCAAGATTTCAGGATTTTTTTTCTCAGTATTAACTTTCTGCTGTGGTTCATTTTCCAGGCCTCTTCTTGCCGCTAAAGCGTCTGTCCCCTTTACATCCGCCTCTCTTTCCAGAGCTTTATCATCGTTGACCTTCATATTTCCCTTCATCTGAAGGGTAGGCTTTACACGCCCCTGCTTTTGCTGTACCACATGCCAGGCTTCATGGGGAAGGTGTTTATCTTGACCTGGTCCCAAGTGAATATCCGTACCCAGAGCATAAGCATGGGCTCCAAGTTGGGCCGGCTTGCTGGAGTTATAGTGCACTCTGACATCATCCATGGAATAGCCAGAGAGATTCTCAATGCCGTTTTTTAGCTTGTCGGGCAGACCCGTGTTATTGACTCTGCGCTGGATCAGTGGGCCGCTTATCTTTGTCGGTTCGGGGCCTTCTGATAAACCCTTACACTGCATGACCAACTGGCCCTGACCCGGAGGTGGCAAGGCGTAACTCGGCGAACTGGTAAAACCTTCAGTGCTTTCCCCGGACAGCAGATCCGAATTCCGATCAGCGTGAGATCTGCTTTCTCCATGCCTATGGCTAGACTTTTTTTGCAGTGAGGCATCGTCTTTTTTTAGTTCCGCGTACATGGGATTGCCTTTCCTCAATACATGGTTAATCGCCGAGGTATTAACCGCATGGCTGATGCTTCGGTTATCGGTTTACGACTACCGCATTACACCGACAGCAACGGTCGAAAATCCCCGTCGCCCTGGCGTACCTGGGGATCACTCGGTACCGGGACATCGGTGGTGGCAAAATCGTTTTTACCCAACCGCAGGCGTTGTTCCCAGGTGATGGCCCATAAGGCCAGGTTGCTAATGGGGTCTTGTCCGCCATAGAGGTCTGCCGCCCGGGCCAGGACGGCGGTGCCCAAGCGCCAATCTTTGGTATGGGGGATAAAGTCGTTGGTCAGTCCATGAACGTCCGCGCTCTCGATGGCCGTGGCTGGATGCGCCTCGGGCAACCCCCAGCGCTGCGCGGTGGAACTCATGTGACTGAGCAACTTGCTCAGGAGGATTTGGGCGATCTGCTCTCGCTCGGTGGCGTTACTAATGCCATCCTCTTCCCCCGGCTGATCCACCACCAATAAGTAGAGCACCAGTTGTAGGGTAATATCGCTCTCGCCGGTTTCCACATGGGTAATTTCGCCATTCCCCACCGGCGCAACAAACACGCCGGGGGTATTTTTATGGACTTCTTGAAGCTCTGTGGTTTCAAGAAAGCCCGGTAAAACGACGCAGGTTTTTAGTTCAGGAAAATTTTCCTTAAGATTACCGACGATGCTTTCCAAAAAATCTTTAATCGTAGCCATAATAAATGATTGATCATGTTCGGTTGATAAAAATGGATTTACCAGTCCTTCACCAGGTTTGCATCCAGGGTTTTTTCCGCCTTGATATATTCTTGCCGAACGGCTTCATATAAACACTGCATGGTGATCGGCTGTTCAGCCTCGGCGGCCATAAAGGCGGCCTGTAAAACAATATTGCGTATCGCCCCGCCGGCCAGCACTAAACGGGCGAGCTTTTTGAAATCAATCTGCTCGGTGGGGGCAGTGGCGGGTATCATGCAGCGCCAAATCTTTTCTCGCTCTTGCTCAGAGGGAAAGGGAAATTGCACGATAAACCGAAGGCGACGGGTAAAGGCCGCGTCCAGGGCGCTGCGCATATTGGTGGTCAAAATAGAAAGCCCGGCGTAACGCTCCATACGCTGCAGTAAAAAACTCACGCCCGTGTTGGCGTATCGATCCCGAGCGTCCTGTACTTTGGCACGCTTGCCGAACAGGGCGTCGGCCTCGTCGAACAACAAGACAGCGCCGCTGTTTTCCGCCGCTTGAAAAAGCGTGTCCAGTTTTTTTTCCGTTTCACCGATGTATTTATCCACGACGCTGCTGATATCCACATGGTACAGGTCTAAATTCAGCAAACTGGCAATAAGCCGGGCCGCCATGGTTTTACCGGTGCCGCTACCGCCCGCAAACAGGGCGCAAATACCCAGACCATAGGGCACTTGCTTGGCAAAACCCCATTGCTGGTATACCCGTTTGCGCTGCCTGGCTTGGGACACGATGGACTGGAGCCTATTTTTTTCATTCTCCGGCAGGATTAAATCATTCCAATCGAGTTGTTGCGGAGGAATCACTTGGGCTAGACCGTGCAAATTTTGGCGTGATTGTTCGCGACTGTGTTGCCATAATGTTTTTTGCAAGTTCTCTGGACTGGTGTCGCCCGCCGTGGTTGTACTATGGTCAATCGTGGCGCTACGGGCGATGGATCTCACCTGGGCGCTGGTGAGATTATATTGGGTGGTTAACTCCAACAGGGTTGGCTGCACGGCATCGGTATTATTGTCCTGCAAGCAGTGTTGCCAGAGCTGAAGCTGTTCGTCGTTCGGTAAGGCCGGTAAACGTTGGTAATGTATTTTTGTTTGCGGCAAGTGGATTTGTTCAGACGCACACAGGAGAAATGCAGTAGGCAAACCGCGCAACAAACAATCTAACCAGTTACGCAGCACATAACTATCCGCTTTGGATTCGCCGCTGGCCACCAACCGCTGGCAATCGATCAGTATTAAACATTGCCGAGAAATCACTTCCCGGGCGATGCGTCGCATCAAAGTAGATTGTTCATCGGCACGCAGGGGTACTTGGTATAAGCTGAATTCATAGATTTCCCTGCCCTCGCGGTTTGCTAGCAGCGCGGCAACCTGGCGTTGATCATCGTGGGTTGTTGCAATGAGTTGCACCACTGCTTGACTGTCGTCCAGGTAGTGCCGCGCTTGACCGAGCAATTCCGCGTTTTTCAGTGGCGTGGGCAACGTCGGTTCAAGCGGTTTTATGGGATGCATAACCGTCGCTAGCAAGGGGTCTAGAACCGGTGCGCCGGTTAAAAAAAAGAGCGCCCAATCACCAATGGCTAGACTGCGCCGAGCAAAGCTATGATTGTCCCGCTTAAGCTCAATGAGCTGAAAATAAGCGAGTGGCGCATCTTCCGCCATGGCTGAACAGTGGCCATCAAAACACATTAACGCCAACGCCATGCTGGGACTGGGTTGTTGGGATAATTCCATACAAAGGGCAGGCATGTCTGGGTCCAGTTCCATGGCTATACAGAGCACCACTAGCTGGCGTTCAAACGCTGACAAGCTGAACAGTGCGCAAAGATTATTCAACATGACCGACGTTTGCTTGCGACCATCCACCGATTCACGCTGGGTACTACTGGTTACGCTGATAGTAGCCTGGGAGTCAACAACGCCCTGCGCGTCCTTCGCAGTCAGCTGACGCATTAACACGGTCGGTTCCTCCTCCGCAGTCAGCTGACGCATTAACACGGTCGGTTCCTCTTCATTGGCCGCGTTGCGTACTTGATCCGGCAACCGATGGCGAAGCGACGTTTTAAGCCTATCGATTTCAGCCAGCAAACCCTTGTAATTCTGTTGTTGCCAGCTCGTCTCTGTATTCAATGTGGATTCATAAGTCATAGCTTTGTGGTCTTAAATAGGGTCATAGGGTTTATCGGTTTAGTGTTGGGTGAGTCCTAACTGCATCACTTACGGTTCCACATAAGCACTAAGACTGGTCTGATAGCCACCCCGACTAAAACTGTGGGTTGCGCTCTTGACGATATAGTTTCCATCCACGCCAGTGCGAAAATTGTTCAGTACTATTTTGCCTTCTGCCGTAATATCTGGATTGCCAATCATGGTTAAGCTCAAGCTTTCATCTTCGCGATTGGTTTCATCAAATTTGGCTTGAGCGGCGGCTCTTGCTTCGCGTTCATTGTTAAAGAGATGGGGTAAACGGAGCACATTTTCACCCGCCTTGGGCGGAGGACCATCCGGCACGTAAACCTCTCGATCTGTGGCAAGCTTATGGTCAAACCAATACGCGCAGACCTTCTTGAAATCCAACTGCTCGTTTATACTTTTACTCCACTGAATCACATCGTGGGGTGGAATATTGACAGGCAGCATGGGCAAGCCTGAGGCCGATGTGCCCTCCCCTTTGGCCATAAACAATAAGTTATCGGCCATGGGTTTGAAGACGGCGTTGTAACGGGCGGCAAGACGAGCAAGAAACGCCGAGTTGGATTCATTTAATTGGTTAATAACATCGATGGTTTCAGATTTTAATGTCGAACTCACCTTAGCCGTGAGGTTATGCTCCCGCGCAATAGCGTCGACAATATCGCCGATCGTACCGCTCCAGGTGCGCGTGTAATCCGCATTAAGCAGCGCTGGGGTTGCTGAAACGCTCAGGGTTCTGCCACCGCTGGAACCACTGGAGCTGAGGCGGTTTACGATAAATTTTCCCATTTCTGCGGTGTAGACTTCATAACCGAGAGACACCGAAATGGGGACACCCTGCCTCGGCAAGCTGATTCCGCCAAAAAACACGGTGTCACGGTCATCAAATTCCAGTGATAACTGGTCACTCACTTCACCGTTGTTAAGGGTTACGCTGATGGAGACAAGCCGGTCATTGAGCACTGAGCTGGACGGTAACCCGCCGACGCTCATTTTAAATGCGGGGGCCGTGAGTCTGCTTAATCGTGATAAGGTCGGTATCGCCATAATTTATACTTGCGAAGTTAAGTTGAAACAGAACAGTTTCGGACTATTGCTGCTTGTGAGTAAGTGCGGCGACAGAAAACGGTTCATTAATCCCATAATTTAACCGACGCATTATCCGCCGAAACAGCATCCAGATCGGGTAACAGAATGTTTAAGCCCGCTGGTAGGATAAGTGGATAAGCGGCTAAGCCGGGATTGGCTTGCAATACCTTTTCCACCCTTCCTTTGGCGATCTCGTCGGATTCAGGCCCTAACAAAAAGCCACTGTCGAGCACATCCGAATTAGCCAAAAGGCTTGGGTCGACCGCCATGGCCGCCGACCCCAAACTAACTTCTTTAACGTAATACTGCCAGCATATCCAATCGAGGGTATCGCCCGCTTTTGTTCGATAATAATTTGCCATAGAAGTCTCCAAGGACTTTCACATTAAGCTTTTCTACAAACAACCCGCTTAGAAACAGGACTTACGGAGCTTGTGAAAGAGGTGTCTGCGGCCTGGATGGCCGCAGTCAAGCCGGCGAAGCAGGGACGTATTCACGGCGTCTTCTGGAACAAGCTGCGTAAGTCCTGAACCAATTAAAAAATCATTAAATCTTCGTTGTACCTTTTTAAACTCAGGCTAAAGTCAATCTTGCGCGGATTACCGTCCGAAAAGAAAACGCTTTTGGTTTCTTGTATGCTTTCGATAAGCCAACGTCCGTAAATAAAACCATTGCCATCGATTAGAGGCAAAGCGACACCCAAACCC